ATGTTGAAACCGAAACAGTCCGGCAACTATCCAGATCGGGATCTGGATTGTCAGGAAGCAGTCTCGCAGGGCATCGCGGACTTGATCGAGCAAGCAGCACTATCAGGTACATCTGAGGCAGATGCTGCCGCAGCTATAGCTGACACCGGCGTACCAGGCATACGCGATCTCATCGATGACGCGGTTGCATCTGGCTGGTCAGCAGAAGAAACAGCGAAGGCAATCAAGGCTGTTTCGGCTGGGATGTATCTTGGCTACACCGGAACAGATCCCGACGAATAATGCGAAAGGTTCGGAGTCCCGGAGGTTCTACGGAAAGCGAGCCAATTCAAACGCTTGCAGAAAAGTGGGACAGAAATGGCCCACATGATTTGATTATGCTTTTTAATATATTTGCCCAACTGCGGATAACAAAAAACCCCGCCGAAGCGGGGTCGATTTGAGAGTTTGCGATTAATCGCAGATTGGAAATTTGTAGGTCAGAGTGACTTCAAGCCGCCGCCAACCACAAATGCGACAAAAGCCGCAACCAACCCGCCAATAATCATCCAATTAATACGAGACAGCGAAGACATAATGCTTTGCACGGATCCTTCCAGCCCGGAAAAGCGCGTATCAATACGAGCTTCCATTGCGACCCATTTTTCATCATTTCGAGCGCTGTCAATCTCACGCTGGCGCTGCCAAGTTTCAAGCGTGGCCAGTCGCTGATTATTTGTTTGGGTTGCTTGTTCAAGCCCTACTACACGGGCACGAAGATCAGCATCTGTCTCAGGCATGGTTGAGCTCACTTCCAGCACCCCCGCTGTTTTCCGTTTTCATCATTGCCCTCGACGCGTTCGGCCCCTGCCCGATCCACCGTGGTAAGAGCAACCAATCCGGCCGCACTGAGATTATTCTGCCGCCACCCCGCGCAGTGGCTCACAGTCTGTGGGTTGCATGCCGCGACGCCGAAGAGACAAGACACAAAAATCATAGTTCGACAGAGAACGGAGCTTCGCATCGTCCTTCGTCCTTTCACGTTCAGCATTGATGTCAGATTGCAGTTGCTCGATTTTGATTTCGTGCCGACCTTCACGCTTACCGAACAGGTAGCCGCCACCCGCAACGATGCAGGCTGCGGCGATTCCGGCGATAAGGTATTTTAGCCAGGCAGGAATGACCTTCCAGATTGTCACCATCAGGCAAACTCATTGGAAAGATCTTTGACAGCCTTAAAGAGATCGAAGCGGCGCTTGATTGCATAAACAGCAAAGCCACCAACCAAAGCGCAGATGAACAGCTGTACACGCCAATCCAGACCGCCAAGGAAAGCGCCAATACCCGTTACTGCCATGCCTATGGCGGTCAATGCATTGCCGATAACCGTTTTAGATTTTGTGGGCGGCGAGCCAAGCTCACCCGGATCCGCAACGATTGGCACTTTTTCTACAACGACAACGGCATCACTTGCTGACGTCGAATTGGCAGCAGACTTTACCTGATCAAGAATTGCTTCCATGCGCTGAGGCGTAACAAGTGCCTTATTGAGCTTGTCGCCAGAATAGAAGGTTTCACCACGCTCCAATGCACGATGCGCGCCCTTCGTCGGAGCAAGGACAGGAAATGAAGCCCATTCCTGCGCGAGCCTCCGCCCGAACTCAGTACGACTGATATTGCCTGAGATGAAATCATTGTAGCCGCGACGAATAGCCAGATGATAACCGAGACGATCCTGCAGGTCGGGATCCATGATCTGCCCGCCGCGCAATCGCAATTCCGCCTTCAGGTCGCGCAGAGTATTGCGCATGAACTGATACCCACCAGCAGCCGATGACTTGAATCGTTTTGTAAAGGTCGGCTGGATTCCGATAAGCTCATCAATCGACATCGAAGTGACTTTCTTCGATATTTTTCCTTCGTTGTGACCGTAGATCACATCGTAAGAGGAGCGGTCGGTTTTGCCGGTCTCGATGAGACGCACGAAATCAAGCAGAAGCGCCGCGCCAGCTGGTACGGTTCTGTCCATTGTGTTTCCTCTTTTAAGATATTGTTATGACAAAGCGGCTTCACATATTCTGATGATCCGCTAACTTTTTATTGCGCACCGCCCCCCCCGCTCGTCATCCGGTGCGCATTACCCCGGCCTGACCTACCGTCTTCCGGGGTTTTCTTTTAGCCTTTCGGCATTAAAATCGGCCTCAGTGGGCGGCGACTTGAAATACCTTAGCGGTTCGGGTTAATTAGCTCGCGTCAACAATGGGGTAGGGATATGTTTTTGTTCAATGTTGCTATATCAATATTTGGCATCGCTGTTATTTCGTTCGGGCTGATTGGATTTTTAAAATCGCGCAAGTTCTTCCTGAACGTGTGTAAGTAGGAAGCACTTTTTGCTGGATACGATGCTCGATTTTTCTGACGCATTCCATCCGTGGGTGATCTTTTCGATAGGATCAGCATTAGTGATATCTGTCGTCGTCGTCGCTGGGCTGATTTTCATTTTCAGACGCTGAACTTATTTGATAATTATACAGGCAAACTCCTCTGATGCATACGCAGATCACCGAGATTAAAACCATTCAATCCGAAACAGCCGCGCGCTTACTGATCTTTGCCCTAATTGTATGCGGGTTCTTCGCCGTTTTTGGCCAGTTCTCGGAACCTTTTATCTCTCACGATGACTTCGATTGGCTAATTCCGTCGAATTTCGACCAAGGCTTCGAAAGCCCTTGGAGTAAGGCATCTACTGAGGGGAGATGGCTGAACTACCCGTGGTCGTTGCTAACCGTTCATCTGAACATAAATTCAGCTTACTATTTGTTTGTTGCACTTACGATCTGGATGTGTGCATCCATATCTCGACTATATATGGGACGTCTTTCCTTAATAGCCGCTTTGATGTTTTTTTTCTCGCCTCCTGCCGGGGAACTTTCGCTCTGGCCTGTAACGCAAAGCAGCAGCATATTGATAACGGCAGCCTGCGCCGCTGTACTTTATTTTTTACATCATAACAGCGCCCGTTACATTGTTCTCGGCGGGGCTGTTATAGCTTCCCTCCTTACATATCCAGCCTATGCACCAATGATTTTAATCGCATTTGGTGCAAATCTAATAAATAATAAAAAAGAATTTTTATATACAGTTATAGTATATGTATCTTCTTATACGCTCGGAATATTCATTATATTCACTCTGAACTGGTACTTTCATGATAATTTTGGTATCAACGTCGCTGGCTGGCGTCATCCCACCCCTCTTTACCCAGATGGCAATCTGCACCAAAATATCACTCGATATGTAAAATTCTGGAATGACTCACTAAAATACTGGCCAGTAATATTAATTTCCATCATAGCATATGCAATATGCTTGTTTTCTAAAATAAATGTACGGAAATGCCTATACGTATTGTTATTATCAGCGTTGGTAATAGCTATGGAGGCGTCCGCCTCTATCCTGCAAGGATTGGACTTACCTTCTAGAACCTCGCTTTGGTTATGGGTCTCACTAATCACACCTGTGCTTTTCATCATCCGTTCAAAACGGTTCATTTTTCTATCGTATGCTTTGGCGTTCTCTGTTTTGTTACTAGCCGTTAATTCTCGTTCAGCTCGCCTGGAGGATATATACCGTACTTTTCCTTATGCTAATTCGCTTGGCGAAACTTTGGTGCAAGCAGCGGCTGCGAATAATGGTTCATACGATAATATTATCGTTTTTGGTGACTACACAGAGAACCACATCACAAAGTTCCTACACAGTAATAGGCACCTTAGGAACTACTTGTACAAACAATTCGGATTATATACTCGCGCATGCGATCAAGATCTCTGCAAAAAAATTGAAACTGATTTACATGCGCGCCAAGAAATTCCTGTAACCACAATCATAGACAGAAATCTTGTTCTGGTTCTTTCTCCAAACATTGGATGGACCTATTAGATGACTGCCGCTGCTTTATGGCGAGGCGGCAGTGAGAATTGATGGACAACTGAATACCAGTGTTAGCGATTTGCGTACTCGCGAGTCCGAGAAGCTATCATCAATGCTTTAAAATGTATCAACTACGGGGTTAACAGCACAGTGAGTCACTAAGAGCGACGTGTGTCTGTCGTTGACACTTGAAGCTGCGCCGTCAAGATTAACGGCGCAGCTAGAGCCAACATCAAAACCGCAGCGAGCCTATCAGACGTCTTAATCTGCGTAGAAGCTTATGTAGAATGGGTAATCTCTGTACTCGCGCAGACATCGCATTCACAATACGAATTACTTTTCGGCGCTCGAAGGCTTCGATTTTTTTCTGCAATTCCATTACGCGTTCGATACCTACGCTTGACCGGACGCCACCGAAACTGGATTCAGATCGACAATATCTCTGAAGTTGGAGTGTTTCGAAACGAGATAATCCGTTGGTAGTCTGATAAAGACGTACCTGTCCAGGCCATTCTGAATATGTTCGCGCCATGGAATTTTTGCGGACGCGATATAGGCAGGTGACGGTCGGAATAATTGCTATTCGTAGACCGTTTGCCAAAATATTGAGAAAGAACGCCCAATCCTCATACTTTGCCTTCGAACCAGCGTTCCAGCCGCCCATCCCTCGTGCATGACTGACCCTATAACCAGAATTTGCGTGGCCAAGATCATTTTGGGTTTGCGATGTCACGAAACCGTCGCCCATTGGCCGATAGATATATTGTCCTTTAAACAGCGATTTGTTGAAATCCGTCCCAGCGTCAAAGGCAGCCAGATAGGGTACAGCTGCTGCAGCATGAGGGTTACTGCTCATTGCTGTAACGATTGTCTTCACCCAATCGTTGAGGGGAATATCGTCGGAATCAGCATTCAATATCAAATCGGTTGTGCAAGCGGACAATGCGGTATTTCTCGCCCCTGCCAAGCCGCAATTATACGCGTGATCAATAATCCTGAACGGAATATCGAGATGCCTCTCGACGGCTTCTGCCATATCGGTTTGGCTCTTATAATTAGACGCATCATTGACGATGATCACCTCGCTCGGGCGAAGTGACTGTTGATTGAGAGCCTTCAGCAATTCGATGAATTCAGAAATCTCGGTGTTATAGAATGGGATCATCACCGTTGAACTAAGGAGGTCAACAGGTTTACCGGCAATCTGTGTATATCGTTTATTTTCGGAGATGAGGTTCCCGCGCCTCAAATCTTCTATGAGTGCATCGCGGATTCGCGCTTTCTTTTTGTTGTCCCAATCCAAAATTTCTCGAAGTTTGTAGCGAAGCGAATCCGGTGAGAGGTCTGCCAGACACTCGCGCCAGTCTTTATCTTGGAACATCTCCGGGATGCCTCCTGCGTTCCCGGCCAGAAGCACACCGCCATTACCAACGACATCATAAACAGCGAGTGGGAAATTATCACCGCGATAAGGTTGAACAAACAAACTGTCGGATCGGTGCTCCTGAATGTAGGAAACCAATTGCGCATGATCAAAGTCAGTATGAACCCTCAGCACGAAATGGCGCTTGAGGTCCCCCTCGTTCTCATATCCCGTATCGGGGCCGCGTCCAATTAGAGTTATTTCTTCAATGCCCTTTGCCTTTAGTTCCTTGCAGAAACTATCATCCAAAGATGCACAAAATAAATCGAACCCCTTCATCGGGGTAAACTTTCCGACGAATACAATGCGCTTCACATTGTCGAACGGAGAACTATCAACATTGATATTCGTATATCGATAGGGGCAGATTATAATTTTGCTATCGTCAATCTGGATGCCAGACTGAACGTAAAATGTCCTCAAAAACTCCGAAGGGAATACGACAAAATCAGCAAGTTCAATGCTAATTTTTTCCCTTACCGCATATATCTGAGAATCAGCCCCCATCCATGTTTGATTGGCATTTTCGAGATAATGTTGATTGCCGTGACAATGCGCGACGATTGTAAGTGTATCAGGAAGTATTCCCGCGCGTTTGGCTTGCGCGATACGCATCCCTATACCCAAGTATTCTTGAAAGTGTATCTCTCTCAGATCTGGGCACAGAAACAGAAATTGGGTGGCGGCCTGCAGCAACACATCAGCAGTATCTATTTCTCCAATCTCTGATATGTCGATGACATCAGACGGGCTCAAAACGACGTCGCCGTTCTGAGTTTTTTCCTTCTCGAAGTCAAAAGACGCTAGAACAGCAGAACCCTTGGTTGAACGATGCCAATCCGCCACAAAGGTGCCTATCCCTCCGCTAGCTACCAGACCAGGATACTCCGTTGTGATCATCACAGACGTTACATCGACGGAATTAATCCCATAGCGCGCTAGTGTCCCAGCATAGAATTTCGCGTCAAATGAAATGTCCGCAAGTATAGTTCTGGCCACCCCGTCATGTTCATTCGCGCTAATATTTCCGATATTTTCAACGTGAAAACCGGACGCCATCAAGAGATTGCGAAGTTCTCCGACAGTCCATTCTCTGACATGTGCCGGATTGGCCGGCTTAGCTGACAACGATTGATACCCCAAGCGGGATCTGTCGGGCGTCGACAAATAGCACCTGCTCTTAAGGTTCCCGGACAGTAATAGTCTTATAAAGGCCAGAAGCGGTCTAGGGTCTGGTATATGCTCAATAACGTCCGCACAAATTATGACTGTTGGAACATCATCACGAAATTTCTTCGCAACATTAAGAACTTCACTCCATGACGTAAGATCGCACTCGACATGAGATGCTTCCGCGTAATTTTGAATGGCCGCAGCCAGTGATCCTTTGAAATCCACCGCAAACACTTCAGAATCGGTGTCGGAAAACAGACTTTTGAGTTTAAGGGCGCTGCCACACCCGATATCGATGACGCGCTTTGCGTCTATGGCATCCGCATATGCTTTAGCTGAATGGTATGTATCCGGCTGCCATATAATGTCGGATGTCAGTCCATCATTGAAAATGTCATTGATGATCCGAGCTTCCGCGTTTACCCCAAAATTCCACTGAGGAGTACACACATAGGGATGCGATTGATTATAATTGTCATAATGACGCTTATCAAACTGTCCAGGCAACGGCATTATAAACTTTTCTGCGGGCATATCTGACCTTTAATAAAAACACACCCCAGTCTGACGGCACGGAGCTTTGCGTTGGATAACAGACACTTGTTTGATTCGATCTGTGGCGTTAGGATACGTTTATTGCGTACGCCCTCAAGGATCAATTATGGAATATACCACCCGTCCCTTCACGATAGAAGCGATACAAATTGCATATGATGAATTAGCCAAAAAAATTCAACATCTGAGACAAACGGGCTCAAGCCACCCAGAATACCTAAGAACGGCTCAGTTTCCAATAGAGGTACAGACTGAACTATCGTTAATTAAAGATGAAATAACCATGTTGCATGCAAGAGTCATTAGTCTGATTTAGTTGCTAACTGCGCGTGTTGTAACAATATTATTGCTGGTGAGTTGTATGTGACGGTGCCCCCCGCCCACACCGGGTGGAACGAAGGTCTAGACCATCAGCTTAAGAAAGACATGCCGTCTAAGCGGAGATTTCCGCCGCCAGATGAATATCGTACGGACACCACACCTGTTGTTGACGACACATCTATTACGGCTTGCGCAAATCCACCCTCGACATATGTGGGGATCGATGTGTCTACCTTTGGACGGTACCCATCAGGCAAGGTAAACAAGTTGCCGCTTGCAGTTCTTGATATTCTTCCTGATAAATAGGTTACACCTTCAGGCGTCCGCTTATAACCGGGCAGGTCAAGAGGTGTTGCCCCGCTTGCCAAGCTGGCCCCCCATACTCGGAACGAAAATATATTTGAACCATCTATGAAAGCGTTATTGCCTTCGAATACATCTCTATTCCCGCCACCGATTGAAAACTGCTGCTGCGCAAAAACATTACCCGAAATGCGACCTGACTTGATATTGGTCCAATTTTGAGTGCCGGTATTATACCCGAGCCAATTACCCTCAAATGTAAACGCTGTAACATCCGCTTGAAAATCCAGAGGATTGCCAACAAATCCTTCTATATAGCTGTCTGTTATTGAAAGCTGCCTTATCGTTTGATTGCTGTAGAGGAAAGGTCCTTTACCACCCTCAAAGTCGCAGCCGATCATTATGATATTCGCATTGCTAGCCGTAAGAATTATGGCGGGATTGGCTGGAGTATCAGCCCCATCCTGTGTCGAATAAGCCCTCACATCGATAAGTTTCAATTGCATACTTGACGACGAAATCCATAGAACATGCTGCTTCATGTATCTGAATGTTACATTGCGAAGTGCTACCGCATAGCTTGAATTAACAGCTATTCCGAGATTAAAGGACTGAATGTAGACGTGATCAAGACACAGGCCGTTTACGTGACGAAGGCGCATGAAGTTAGGCGAACTGCTTGCGTAGATGCCATCGGCAGTAAAATTACGCAATTCAACACGCCAGGCCCATACTCCATCTGAATTATCACTGTCGAACAGATAGCCGACGAAATTGGATAGGCACTTAATTTCTGCACCGTTACCTTCAAGAATACGCTGCTTTTCGCTTATCGGGCCTAATTGAATGGAAGTCCCAGCGTAGTACACCTTTTTGGACACAAGCTGGAGAGGCGCGCCTACAAGTCCTAGGGCTGTAGCATATGCCCACGCTGCATTTATGGCAGGTGCATCATCATCCACCCCATTACATCGTGCGCCAAACATGTTCGGCGTGACATATTCAGTAGCCAATGCCCACCAAGCGCCATCTACTGATTGAACTTTACCCTCGTGCGCTGGCTCAGAAGCCGCCCTTACATACAAGGCGGGACCGCCATCACCAGCTGAGTAGTACCCAGCAGTATGAATGAAGTTCGTTCCGTCTGGAATATTTGAGCCTTCAACGGCTAGTTTGCTGTCATAATAACCGGCAGTTGCGGCACCCAGCTCATACCCATTTTCATCATCATTGACGATAAGAGACTTTCCAGCATCTCCAGGCTGAATGACGGGAAGATTAAGACCCGCAGCAGCTGCTTCTGCTCTTTCCGCAGCGTCCTCGGCGGCAGCAAGTATTGCCTCTGCATCACCATACGACAGAAGACGTAAATCTGTGCCTGTGTCTATGCAAAGCAGCGCCATTCCGGGCTGCAAATAACCGGGTTCGATTGGCCTGCTCGTGTTGGTAACGAGCGTTTTATTGATCGCGCCTGAAACCGTAACGGCTCCAGTGTTCTCTTGCGTCACATTCAGGATGTAAAGAACTTGATATGCTGCTGCTGGGATAGCAACGGATGCCGTTACAACAATGTTATTAGGCGTACCCGAATTAGCATTGTTCAAGCGAATAACACGGTTATCAGGAAAGGTGCTTACACCCTCTAGCAAAGCCTTGAGCGTGTCGCGGATGTCTGGTTTGTATGGGTTGAAAGGGCCGGAAGACGGGACGCCATCAATAGTGAAATCGCGGAAAATGTCATCAATTGTACGAACGGTCATGCGTTTGCTCCATGGCAAATAACCCCGCCAGAGCAGGGGAAATTATCTAGATTGTTTGATTGATCAGGGCGTTGTTCGGACTGTGCTTGGCGAATAAGCGCCTACACGTCCCTTTTCGGTACGCATCGCTAACTGGAATTGATATTCGGTTGCTGCTGAAAGAGTTGGCGTGGTGTAACTCTCGGCGTTATTGTCGAGCGGCCCCACTACGGTCCAATCAGCGTCTGACGTCTTTTTCCACCGAACCATATAGCTTAAGATAAGATTGCTGGATGGCGGGAAGCTAAGTTCTGCAACGGGTCCAGATTGAATGATGACAGCTGGTGCGGCTGGGACGGGGAGATCGTCTCCAACATTACTACTGTCCGATACAGGCGCGGTTCCTTCCTGCGAGGTATCCCACTGATAAGCTGTCTGTGGCATAGACTGTACTTGTATGGTCGCGCCTTGGAGAATACCGCCCTCACCAAGAATAAACTTGAAATCAAGGACTTCAAACACGCTGTTGATGCCAAAAAATGGGTACTGTATGCGGACAAATCGTTCCCCAAATGCAGCAAGGCCCATCAGGTTTGTGTTGAATGTGCCAACCCAATTCGGATTTGCTCGAAACCATTCTAGTTTCATCAAACGCCGTGCTTGACTGTGCGACGGGGCCATATTGAACTGAACGTCTTTGGCTTCCTCGCCGCGCTCGGAAACGTCACCCTCATCAGCCCATGGATCGGCATCAGTGGACTGGTAATCTTGACTTGGATCAAGGAATGTTGCGCGGATCGTGTTGGCTGATGTCATCACATCACGACCACGGCCAACCTCGGAAAAGCCAGTAATAGCATCAGCATTCAAGACTACTGAAGGCTCAGACCATGCGCCAATATCAAGCGTTAAGCCGCCGTCTGGTGTTGGAACCAATCTACCGTCACAGCATGCAAGCATCCGCCCCAAAACGTCCGCTGGACGCTCATTGAGCTGATATGAACCCCACAGACGATAACGAGGCTCTGTCCCGCCTGCGGCTATAGCTATTGGCTCACTCGAACGATAGTAGGCCGTTACCCATCCAGCTTGAGCTAATGGTGTGCTTAAAAGGCTTTCGGGCAAACGCATACCATCACGGTGCATCATGTAGTCCCTGATGACCGCAGCAGCTCGATCATTCCATTCGGTTACCCCAGTTTCAGGGTTTTTCACCCGCGATGTTCGTGCAACAACGCGGTAATTTGTATTTATGCCGTTTGGGAATAGGTTCAGGTAGTATTCTTGTCCCACAGCATATTGAACGGCTAACATTGAAGCTACGTTGTCGCCACGATGCTGAGCCGTCCATTCCGGGAACTGAGAAACCAATTCAGGATACGCAGTTTCAGTGCTAAAGCCTAAGCGCCCTTCAACCCGTAATAGTGCCTTACCTGTCGTCCCTTCACGGTATTTGTTTGGTGGAACAGGCGTACCGTCTGGACGAAGATCAAGCTTTACGTCATCAATCCAAAACTCTTCAATTGCATCAAACGGCCCCTGCCCTAACGCTAACACCTTATAAAAATTGCCGCTCTTGGTTTCCGCAAATGCCCAAGTGCCAGACATTTTCACGCGACCGTAATGTCGAATGCGCGGCGCTGTCGGCTGGCGCACCTGCTGTTGAACATCTTCAGGCTTCGGCTGCGATGGGCGGAACAGCGATGAAGCGAGATAGGACAGACCGAGAGAGAGCGCCAAGCCGCCTAATGTGGTTGATGCGAACATAGTCAGTGCCGCGAGACCAGTTTGCAAAGCGGCACCAACTGCGCCAGTTCCAACTATTGTTGCAATCAAACCGGAAAGAGCTACGGGCATTCAATTCTCCAAGCTTTCCAGATTGCATCAAGTGGTGCGCCGATCAGCCCGCTCTCATCCCGCGAGAACCAGAATGTTTCAGCATGAATGGCGAGGCATAATTTTCTGTTATGAATGATGAGACCGACATCGCCGGTCTTTGGTTCTTCGCTCTTTTCAAGGCCGACCACCCTCATCGCCCGGTTCACGACAACGGGGAAACTGCCACGCTCGATCAGAAGGGATGTGGCGTCGTATTCATCGCGGTAAACCAACCCAGCCTGCGCCAAGGGTGATTTCCCCATCTTTAGGCTAATCCATCTATCTGCCGTTGAAGCGCAGTCAGTCTCACCCCACCGGAAAGGCTTTTGCGCCTCGGCTGCTACAAACTCTGCAATCTGCATGAACTGGCCCTAATAATCGGGATATTTGAAGCTTTTGAACAGCAACGAACCGACGAACTGAAAGAACTTATCCCCGTTCGATCTGGCTTGTTGATCCCGGTCAGTGTACCGGCCATAAGCAGGCCGTGACCGATTGAAGAATGCATTCTCTGCGGTCATTGAGATCGACTGAATTGCGCCTTCAATTCCCTGCATTTCTGAACGGCTAATGCGCGGCGGCTGCATGAAGCCCCACCAGATCGGCGCAGGGTTACCAAGTGGTTGCCATTCGGTATCGAACAACTGGATAGAAACCACAACAATCCGCTGATCAACCTCATCGTTGGCGTCGAGCGCCATGGCGAGAAAGTTCAGTGTCGCATCCGGCAAGCCACTTAATTGAAACGACACGCTTTCTGCGGCTGTTGATGACCCCATGCCGATACCATCAATCGAACCATAGCCATACATCGGCTCATAGATATTGCCGCCAGCTGGCAGTTTAGTATTGCCGTTCCATACCCGCATTGTCTCAGACGCAAAGCGGAACTCGACAAGCATATCAAGCCGAACCTCACTTTTTGAGAACTCAGCCAATTGCTGTGACGTGAAAAAAGACATCATACATCCTCAATGAAATTCACAGTCGGGTAAGACCACGGCGCAACAAGGTCTAAGTCCAGATCCATCTCAGCATCAGTTGCAAGGCGCATGCGACAGACAGGGCGGTCAAATTCCATTTCCGTTCCTGCGCTCACAGCTTCACGCGCTGGAGGTCGAAAAGTGATGGTTGCTGTATTCGGTCCGGTCATCTGCACGGTGCGAATACGGTACATGCGCTCACCGACTGAGAAATCTTGTCCAGGCTGCAATTGACCCGCCGCAACAATGGCAATGTTTGCGGTTGTTCCTCGCAGCGGGATGTTGCTTGTCAGGCGAATGTCGATTGCGCGAGATCGATACAAGCCACCATCACTAAACGGGCTGGTATCCGAATGAGGAACCCTATTAAGCAAGTCTTTCCAGTCTGGATCGAAAGGCTGATAGGCGCAGCACCTTGGAACAAGAATGGGATGCAACCTGCCCTCTAGCATGGTGGAAATAGCGCGAAACGCTAAGATTGAAGCCGTTCCGCGCTTTATGATGATATCTGCAAAAGTTGCCTTCCAGATGCCTGCATCCGACGCTGAGACCTGCGACACACCTGATACGCTCGCAGGTCCGGCCAATGTGCGCGGCGCAATATTAAAAGGATCGCGCTTAGGCTTAAGCACAGAGCGCGGCCATAGAATTGGTGCCATTACATTTTTCTCGCTTGTGCATCAGCCATCATTGACGGCAAGGCCTGCTGAACGGTCCGAGTGCTTTGCTGAACCGAAACCTGAACAATTGCACCCGACGCTGTTTTAATCCGCTGATCGGCAATTGACGCCATTCTTCCACTATCGTCTTGAAGCATTATGCGAATAGTCTCATTCGAACCCTGCCCTCGCATACCCTTAATGCCGGGTGCTATCGGTGCGTTTGAAGTCGGCAGTGGCCCGACATAACCACCGTTGGCATAGCCTTTCAGACCACGTCGCATTGCATCGAGAGCGGCAGGTCCACCAGCTGCACGAACAGCATCTTGGTCAAAGACATATTCGCCCTTATGAACAACGCCAGCCGGTTCGTATTTGCCACCAGAACCAGTGTAGCCGCCTTTGTCGAAGCCAAGCAGCTTGCCGATACCGCCAAATATCCCCGACCCACCGCCGCCAAAGATGCCAGCCAGTGGACCTTTGCCAAGCAAGGTTGCCTGCAATACAGCCTCAATCAGCGTATTCAGGAACTTATCAAGCGCCGAATTGCCGGTTTCAATCGCCGGTATCATCGACTGAAAAGCATCCATTATTGAGCCTTTGAAGAAGTCAGCGGCCTCTCGCGCCTGATCCTGACTTTCCGCGAGCTTATTGGCTTGAACCGTGGCGTTGGCATAACCTTCTGCCAGACCTTCGATTTGCTCTTTCAAGGCTGGAGTGATTTCAATCCCGGCTTTCTTGGCAGCATTGAGCAGTTCTTGCGTGGCACGGGCTTTGGTGATTGCATAATCGTAATCATCAATGAGCGGATTAATACCCGCCTGAGCTTCGGTTTCAGCCTGAATAGCTGCTGTGCGGTCTTTGATCTGCTCGATTTCACGCTGCAAATCATCTGGACGATCTTTCTTTGAACGTCCGCCACCACCTTTGCGGCCCTTACCGCCACCAGCCGCTTTTTTCGCGGCATCTTCGATAGCCTTAGCCTGCGCTTCTAAGCTTTTCTTGGTTTCCTCAAAATCACCAAAGCGCTCATTGAAGTTAACCTGTGACTGACGAACACCAGCTTCACGCGCTTCGCGTTCCGCATCGGTTTCTTTCCCAACGCGACCACCTTTGCCGCCGAGACTGGAAAGTGCCAGACCAAGGGCATTGACTTCGCCACGCGCAGCAGCGGCTTCTGATGCAATTTGCTGCATACGCGCGACAACAGCAGTGACATTCGGGTCTATGCCAGACAAACGATCCAGTTCAGAGTTGAAATCCTCGACTGAAATTTCGCCGTCTTTGAAACGCTCAACCAGATCACCCATTTCACCATAAACGGATGAGAGATAGGTGCTTAGACCTGCGATCCCGCGACCGGCAGAGTTGAAAGCCTCTTCCAGCGCCGCAACAGACTTTTCGACGTTTGCGGTTGCCTCATCAACACGAATTGCCTTCTGAGCTTCAGTAAGGCTGTTTGATAGCGCGAAGAGCTTTTCAGCGGTCTTTTCGATACCAAGTCCGGCATAATCTGTATCTTCACCAGCCTTGCGGATGGCTTCAGCATAACGATTTGCGCGGTCCTCAGCTTCCTGTGAGCGCGTAGAAATCGCATACATGATGCCAGTCAAGGCCAGTAGCCCAACCCCAACCGGGCCACCAAGCGCAGTCATTGCCCCTGAAAGCCCGCGAATTGCTGCGTTAGCTGCGGTAGCCGCAGGCGTAATTGATGCAACGTTCTTTACGAGCGAACTATCAGCGACGGACAACTGTGCATTCGCAGCGCTCATGGTCATGCGAGCTGCCAACAATTCACGGCTGACGTTTCGATAAGATGCGGTAACAAGCCCATTTGTACGAATGCCGGCCATTGCGGCTTCCGCGCTTCGCAACCGCGCTGTAGCAACTGCATGTTCCTGCAATGCAACGTCACGTGCTGACTGCGCCGCTTCAAGCGCTGCAATGCGTGAAGCCTTGGCTGCATCGATAGAGGATTTTGCATACTTAGTAAGATCTGTTGATGCATTCCCAATCTGACGTGCACCGAAAGCCGCTGCCATTACGACACCTGCGACGGCAACGGTGTCCATATTCTTGGCAACTCCACCCAGCAGACCTGAGAGCTTTTCTGATACCTTTCCAGTCTGATCGAGTGCACCGACAGACTTTAGCGCCGCGTTCTGGATCTGCTGTAATGCATCTCCAATTGTTGCGGGCATAGAGCCAGCCTGATCGGCAAGCTGCTCCATTCGTTTTGTCAGTGCACTGTAAATGACCTGCGAGGTAATCTTGCCCTGCGCACCGACATCGCGCAGCGCATTAACACCAACGCCAAGCTCAGCCGCCAGAACCTCAGCTACACGACCGCCTGTTTCGATGATGGTATTGAGGCCATCACCTGACAGCTTGCCAGCCGCCATAGCCTTTGACAGCGCGTTTGTAACACTGGTTGCACGATCACCCTTTGCACCCGACACAACAAGGGCGTTGTTAAGCGCTTCGGTGTAATCAAGCTGCTGATTGGTGTTGTAGCCAAGCTCTTTGAGAGCTGTGCTGTTGGCAATGAAGCTTTCTGCTGTCTGCTGAAAACCTGAATAGGTGTCCTGCGCAAGATTATACAAACGCTCCATAACCGCTGGAGCTTCTGACATTTCGCCCACGGCGATACCGACACGGGCGGAAACGTCAGACCAACTATCAGCCATTGTGAGCAGTTCGCGGGCTGCAAATATGCCAGCCAGTCCGGTCATCATCCCTTTCATGGATGTTGTGGACTGGCTAAGCTTTGCTTCAGCCGTCGATACAGCCGCAACGGACGCTTCAAGGTCTTTCTTGATCGCAGAACTAATGCCGCCGCGAGAGAACACGCTTTCGATATTCTTATTCATATCGCGAAAGCGACGTTCAATCTGATTAGATTGCTTTGCCGCCTGACTGTAAGAGCGGTTGAGCGCCTTCTCAAAAGCCGCAGTCCGGGCTTCCATAGCCACGACAAGGCGTTCAACGTCAGTTGCCATCAGAATCCCTCAATTCCAAGTTCTGCAAGTTGATCGTCGCTCATACCCGGAGCGGCTTTTTCTTCGGTCGCATTGGCGGCTTTGAAGCCTTCAACCGCACAGCGGAATTCCCAAACCGTCATCTTGCCGATGTCGCGATTGATTATTCCAGCCCATTGGTAGAAGCGGTTGAATTTCCATTTGCCACGCGGGAGCGGGTTCGGGTCTTCTTCGCCCCCGCCTGTCGCTCCCCCGGCTGATCATCCTCATCGCCAAAGAGTGCAACCATCAACACGGCCTGCGCAGTCAGCACCGACAATGTAAGTGGACGATCCTCAACGAATTTCTGGACAAGCTTGCGGGCGGCTTCCTTTTCCATGCCTCCACCTTCAAGGCCGAGGCGGATAGGCTGGATCACATCATCAATGAACCATTGCTTAGATGTGAGCCGCATCAGGATCCATTGCGGCCCTGCATCGCATTTATCTTGCAGGGCGCGAAGGTGTTCAAGGCGGAGTTCAAAATCATGTTCTCCGCCAGCCCATGTGAGAGCCTTTGCCATTAAGCGGCCTTAGCGGTACGCGTTGGCAGGCCGTCGAACTGGATTTCGATTTCAGCCGATACCTTCTGGCCTTTTTCAACAGCGTTGTTGAGGTTCACGAGGATAGCTGACCCGGTTTCATATCCCGTATCCCCGACAGCAGCATTGACGTGCTCAACGCGGATCGTCTTTTTCGACCCGGAATACCACCAGTCAAGCATCATTTCGTGGCTCTGGCTGGCCCATACGCCAGTGCCCGATATCGTGACTTCAGATGACTGCACAGCACGTTCAACAACTGCTGGTAGGCTTTCATCCTCACAATCGGCAGGGACTTCAGTGGTCTGCATGTTGTGCTGACGATTGATACCGCGCTGTGTGATGCCGCAAATCTTCGAAAAAGTTCCCGGCGTATCTGTTTCAATTTCAACAACCAGATGCTGGAACTCGGCGGTAGTAGGCTTAACGGCCATGATAATTCTCCATGAGAAAACGGGCCAGCAATGCGCCAGCCTTAATAGGGCTTTAGGCCCGGTTTCAGGTGATTGGGCTAGATCGCCCGTTTACGGCCCTTGAGGGCGCGTTTCTCGTCGCGTGTCGGGCTTGTGACCGCTTCGGCCCAGCCCTTTGATACGCAGTAATCAATGAAGTCTTGAGGACGCTCTTGCGGTTCTGCCGATGCCTTGGCGTTGAACGAATAGCGGCTGCGCGGACGCGACCAGTTGCATTCCACTTTAAATATTGCCCAAGCCATCACGCCACCTCGACCATAATTTCAACTTGAATGATGCCATGCGTTGTCAGTCCGTCTGGATCGCGGACGATCTGGCAGATCGGTATATTCACGGCAACAACCGCGCTTTCAGCCAATTCAGGCTGTGAGCGGTTCAAAGCTTTACGGATACCATCAACTATGTTTTTGCACTCAACCTGTCCGACTTCTCGCGACCACACATCAAGTTGAATCGTGTGAGTTTCGCCATCAATACAATCGGCGAAGTCGTCAATCACATTCACGGGCCCAAATGAAACATATGGAAATTGTGCCGTAACCCGCCCGTTTTGACTGGGCACCCGGTCGTAAACCCGCCCCTCAGCAAGCGTCGCGACCTCTGGGACCGTTCGAAGTTGAGCATATAGAAATCGCTGGAGCTCTTCAGAAACATTCACTTTGCGGCATCCCTCACAGCTTTTCGCATTTGTCTTGTGACCCGGCTGCGCACCCTCTTCCGCAAAGTTCTCCAAGATGGGAAAAAGTACGGATGAGCTTGCATGTGCTGGGTTCCAAACTCTTGCAGTCTGGCAAGCTGAAACTGCTCGCGTTCACCAACCATCGTGGTTTGATCACCTGCGTAGATTGTGATGATCAATCCGTCACGCGTTGGGGATGACTTACCGAGTACCATTGCACCCTTCGGCGCATCTCCCCACGTCCAGTTGATGGACTGTGCAAGCGCACCACTGTCTTTTGGTGCAAGACGGCGCATCATCGCGACAACATCACTAGCGCCCTGTTCCATGGCCTTAATCGTCACGTCGAACACAGCCTGCGGAATAGTTTTTGTCAGCTTTCGCTTAAGGCGATCTAATCCTTCAACCATGACATCACCCCGTAGCTACGCCGCTTTCGCATGTGAGCGATATGAACTGGCGGTTGGTTTCCCATTCAATATCGCGAATGTTGAAAGCGATGTTCCTGCGAGTGTCGCGAAGCCGGAAATCGGTTGTGATCAGCCTCGTATTGCTGGATACACGAACGCGGATAACCTGTGTGTGCTTGCCCTGAAGGCGACCGGCCATAACCGCTTCAGACCCGCGAAGGTGGATGAACTCGGCTCGGATCTGAAATTGTTCTTTCCAGCTCGAAACCGTATTGCCCATGTCATCGTCATCATCTTCACGCTTGTCGAAAGCGACTTTTGAATGAAGCGATCCAGCGGAGTTTTTGTCAGCCATGATGCGTTACCTATATATGCGATAAGGCTGCAACAGCGCTTCGACCGCGAATGGCATTTTATTGACAGACCCTTCTGTCGTCGCAGCCTCGCGAACCGCATACCATTGAGCCACCAGCATCATGATCGCAGTCCGGATAGCTTGCGGGACATCGGAAATCAGTTTTGATAAATCAAGAGGATCTGGCCTTTGCCAGCCGACCTTGTAACGAATAAGCACGGAATCTGCCGTGCCTTCCGCGGTAGGCCACCCGTTATGCAGTGGCCGGACCCCGCCCAAAGTCGCTTCATATTCACCAGATGGCATAACGACAGAAGCACCGGATGGATCACGATACGTAATGGATACAATTTCGACTATCGGCGGATAAGGCAGCGGGATGACATCCTGCTGACATGCGAGCGAATAGAAATCCGCAACGCGGAGCTCTAAGGTTTGAACGCCAAGCGCGCAGCCGAGCCAACCTGTCGGGCCATCAATCCACGATGTTGCGGCAAGCAGAAGCGACTTGATGAGTTCGTCATCATCATCAAAATCAACGATCAGATGACGCTTTGCCTCCTCAAGCGTAACAATTGGCTGGGGAGGCTCTATAACGCGGACGTGGCTATCCATTGCACCTAACCGTTATTTTTCCGACTTGCCCTTGGACTTGTCGCTTTCTGTCGTTTCCGATTGCGATGCAGGCTTCTGCAGGTCAGTAATTGCTGCCTTCAGAGCGGCAATTTCATCATCGGCGGCTTTAAGCTGCCCTTCAGTTTCAGACTTGTAGGTGACAAATTCCGCTTTGGCATCGTCGGTTGCTTTATTGGCATCCGCGAGCTTGGTTTGAGCGTCAGCCTTGAAATCTGCCAGCTCACGAACTACCGTTTCCGTCTCAGCCTTCGATGCTGTCAAAGCCTTTTCACCGGCTTCAATTTCAGCAAGCAGAGCGTTGATATCGGCAGTATCGCTTTTCGAAGCCGCCGCAATTTTCTTGGCATCGAGAATACCGAGTTCCTTGCGGCCCTTCGCATTCTTGATATCCTGTTCTGAAGCTTCGGTATAAGCGCCACTGGCCAACATTTTTTCAGCCTGACTTTTATCAACGTCCGTAAGGATCTGGCCCTTGCGGACGCGACCAAAGTCGCCAAAGCTTCCGCGCGTTGCTTTGATATGCATGGTTATTCTCCTTTGGTTCATAGAGCGGGCGGCAGAACCGCCCGCCTTAATGAGCCAAAAGACAGCGATTACGGCTGGAGCGCAGTGGCAAAATCGCCGGTCACAAGCGCAGCACGACGCTTGACTGCAAGAGCCAGACGGCGTTCCGCACGTACGGTCAGCATGTTCTTGATGAAGTTGTCGCGATCCTCGGACGAAATCAGGACTTCCGTTTCCATGCGATCCCAGATCTTTGCAGCCATCCGGAATGCACCAGTCAGGAATTCATCGATATCCATCGCCTGCGTAGCAATGACTGGACGGCCCCAGAGTTGTGGACCTGCAAGCTGGATGACGTTGGCAAAGATGTAACGGTTCTCACCATCCTTTGTCAGTTCAATATCTGCCCAGTCAGTAGGGTTGAGAACAATGCCGTCAGCTGGATATTCTGCAAGCGAAGCCTGAAGAATTGCCAGACGCAAGATATCAATCTTGGTCGCGTTGACGACAGTTACACCGGGATTAGCATAAGGTGTGGCCTGCGGAACAAGACCATGAATATGCTGCCCGGTACCGTCGCCCTTGAGAAGTTCTGCCTCCTCCACAAAATCGAGACCGTAGCGAAGCTCACCGTCGATTTCGCTCTGAAGCTGCGAGACATCGTCCATTGCCTGACGTGATACCGGCACCCAGTGCGCAATGGTGCGAACAGGCGCATCAGCAACTTCCCAGATATAATTGGATTCCGGTTTCTGCGCACCTTCTGCAACAACACCAGCCTTGTTATCGCGCGTTACCATGCGCGCAAACTCGATAGAGTTACTTGCTGTTTCACCAACGGAGAGAAGCTGGCGGATTGTCATTTGTCGGCGTGGAATACCGACAATTTCCGTATCACGCTGCGGAGTGATTAATGGACCTGCGGAACCCGGCGCTGATGTGATCGCATTCTGGATGACAATACGAACTGCACCCTTGGCGCCACTCTTATTGACGAAGTTCTTCAGATCCTCGGATTCACCGACCATCTGGCCAAGTGACTTAACGCTCTGCTCACCGCCGCCGCCTCGACGAGAAGCAACGCGCTGCTCAATATCGGTGCTTTTGGTTTCGAGTGATTCAAGACGTTCTGTCAGTTTATCATGCGCAGCTGATAGCTTGCCCTGCGCCATGAGCAGTTCATCCGCCTTCTGCTTAACTTCAGCAGTGAGCGTGCCGGACTCTTTTGCCTGCTTAAGAGCATCTTCCGCCGTTTGCTTTACGTCGCCGCCAACGCGTGCAAGTTCGCTCTTCACTTCGCCGAGCAGCTTTTCAATGTTCTGCGCGTCATTGCGAACGGAACCGACGATACCAGCAGGACGTGCGGCCATGAGTGCCGCCAGCGCTACTGACGGCATGAAATGTTTGGACATGATTGCCTCCTTGGCTGCCCTAGATAGATTTTATGGATGCGAGTAGGTTTGAAACCTCAGCTAGTACGGCAGCGTCCTGCATGCCGGTTACGGTAGCGCCAGGCATACCGCCTTTCAGCGCATTGAGCAGTTCGCGCCGCTCGGATCGCGGTACGTTTGCTCTAGCGAGAAGAGTATCGAATTTGTGAGCCGCAACCTGCTGGCGGCTCTCAATCGAGTTGTTTGCCTTGCTCTCGATTTCATCAGCAGAGAGCAGACTGTCTGCAAAACCCTTTTCGACAGCTTCAGCGCCGCCAATCCAAGTTTCGCGATCAAGCATGCGACCAATCTCATTCTCATCAAGACCAGTGCGCGCCGCATAGATGTCGGTTGCAGTCACATCAAATGGTTCAAGCCAGTCAGCGACATCACGCAATGCATGACGATCTCCGACAGCGACAACCCACGTATTGTGGATCATGATGAAACCGGCACGCGCGATCTGCACTTCATCTGCGGCCATCGCGATGACGGATGCGGCGGATGCTGCAATTCCGACAATCTTGACGGTCACTTTCGCCGGATGCTCGCGCAGAAGGTTGTAAATCGCCAGCCCTTCGAAGTAATCGCCGCCCGGCGAGTTGATCGAGACAACAATGTCTTTCTTGCCAATATTTCGCAGAGCGGCAGAAATGCGCTTGGCTGTCACACCATCCCCAAACCAATCTTCTCCAATCGGATCGAGAATGGAAATGGTGTTATCGGAATCGTCGGCTGCGGACTTGACCGAACTATTCCAGCGATCAAGTGCAGCTGGCGCGAGTTCCGAACGCAAACCGGGACGAACATTGATCTTGGCAGATGGAAGCTTACGCATCGTCATCGGATTGCCTTTCCTTGGAATATTCACCAATCCACGCCCGCATCGCAGCGCGGGCCGCATTGCTGTCACTGGCAGCGCCAAGTTGGGTCAGTGGTGCAAGATTAGTTTGCGCGGTAAGTTCGTCGCCGCCATCCTTGCGAGGAAGATTGAGCTTCGCCCTGCCCTCATTGCGGGTCATGAGGCCGTTTTGTGTCATAGTTGACAGGAATGCAGCCTTCGATTTGCTGTCCATCTGCAACAGCGCCTCACGGTTAAATTCTGCATATCGGCGACGATTGCCACTTGGACGGATAAGCTGCTTTTTGATACGCGCTTCGATACGATTACATAACGGGTCAATGCCGAGTGTCAGCCATGCAAGCAGGATCTGTTCAACACCAGATCCCCACATCGTCTGCCCTTGCGCAGCATGGCCGATAATAATCGGCGGAACACCCCACCAACGGCAGATTTCCTCAACACTGAAGCGCTTGTTTTCAAGCATCTGTGCGTCAACCGGGGAAAGCGCGAGACGGTCATATTTGAGACCGGCTTCCAGAACCATCAGTTTGCCAGCGTTGCGAGAACCGACAAACTTTTCCATGATCGTTTGCAGCTGCTCTCGCTGTTCTTTCTCAAGTGTCTTATCAGACGAGAGAACACCACTGGCTTGCAGCCCATTTCCGTAAAGCTTGCCGGTCGCTTCATCGAGCGCGATGGCAGATCCGAAAGCCTGCGCGCCGAATTGGATGGGCGACAAACCCATATCGCCACCAAACCCGAAGCCGCGAAGGTGAAACACCTTATCCCGTGGAAGAATTTCCGTTTTGCCACGATCATTGACACGATATTTCAAATCGCCTTCGCTATCGCGAAACGGAGCACAATGCGTACTGGCCAGAGGCTGAAGCGAAATGAGACGATTACGCGTCTCAACCCTCTCGGAATAGGCGTTTCCGGTTGCTGCCATCCATGCAACCATCGATTCCCAATATTCGAGAGCCGTCTGATCTTCGTTAGGATTGTCGCAGATGACCTCGGCGAGGTCATCATCAGAGACGCGAACACGGTCATCATTGCCGCGTTTTTCGTACATTGCGAGAGGCAGACATGAAACGGCTTGTGCAGTCAGTCGGATGCAAGCCCATGCAGTTGAAAGCTGCAAGACAGAGTGAAGATTAACGCTTTTCCCAGCATGGTTATTTGTACCAAAAGCACCGGCCCAGCCAGAACCATTCTTCAGTGACAATCGCCGATCCTTGGCGATTATCTCACCACGCGTCATGTTCGCCGGTAAGCTGGACTTCCGGTTTCGCGTCTTTTTGCGAGTAGCCATTAGACTCCGACCATTACCGGGTTAGAGAGGAAATCATCGAGGCGATCATCCGAAGCTTCCGGATTCCAGCTCATCAGAATTGTGGCGCAAAGCATGGCAATGAACGGATCAATTTTTGCGCGGCCCGCCGCCTGTTTAGTGGCAAGGTTACCATTGCCGTTCACTTCAATCTTCACGTTGCCGATGACCCAATTCATCATCGTGCTTCCGTCATGACTAAGTGTGTCGTTGCTAAGCTTGTGCTCCAGCCCCCATATCGCGGGGGAAAGCGCTGGACCCTGTCGGATACGCCGGAACATTTCATCTGATATCTTGCGCTCAGCCAAGGCATCAATGAAGGCTGCGATGTTGTTCGGATCAGAGCCGACCGCATCCTTTTTGGGAAACAGTCCGGCATTGCGCAGTCGCGCCGCTATATCTGCGATCTGATCAATATAAGCTGAGACCTCACAGAAAGTGAGACTGCCTTCAGCCTCAAAGTCGCGCAGGTTGGCCGCAATTTCCTTACGCGTTTCGAGAACACTCGGATGCGCATAGGCATGACACCAAACCAGCCAGCGCCGCGTTACCTTCTCACGACCAATGACACAAACGCCGAAAAGGTCATCCAGACCGCCGCCATCTGTTCCCATCACGGCAACTTCCGAGCGCCGCATCAACTCATCAAGCGTGAGTGTGGGATCTGCGCGATCTTCCCAATAGTCACCACCACGCCATGCATCGTCGGTAAGACCAACGCCGATTTCGATGTTGAGATGCTGGCTAAGCCAGATCTTCTCGGCTTCCTTATTGACCTTGCCGTTATTCTCGTAATCATCAACAAGCCTCTGCGGGTCGATGGAACGCCCAATATTCGGTAGCACATAGCGCCAGTTCCTATGGCTTCGCCAAAAATCCTGACTGCGCTGCAAATCGGCTGGAAACTCGTAAAGTACCGGCAAAAGGATTGGCGATGGACCGCCGACGCCGTCACGAACCTTGCGTGCCTTATCGAGTTCGGTTTTCCATATACCAGCCGGTTGCTCATCCGATTGCGTGGTTATCATCAGGACTTGCCCGCCCTGCATGGTTATACCGCCGCCCCGGATCTGTTGCATGACGGCTGCGGCCTTGGCTTTCTTGCCCAATTCGTGCAACTCATCGATGATCGTCAGGATCGGGATTTCGCCGGTGACAATCGACGTATCGAAGGTTTTAACATCCAGCTTCGTGCCAGTCTTACGCCGCGTGATGCATTTGAGATGATCCTGCACCTTGAATATCGCATCGAGGCGCGGATCTATTCGGATCATTCCCTGTGCCTGATCGAAACAGCGTTCCGATATATTCTGGCTTGGAGCAACAATCAGCATCTGACGGTTCGGTGCTTCCTCCATGAAAAGCGCTGTCAGGCCCAAGGCCGCAACATAAGTCGTCTTCGAGTTCTTCTTAGGGACCATGCAAAGCAGTTCCCAAACGAGCCGCTTTCGCGTTTCCGGATCCTCGCTCGCCAGAAAGGCGCAAAGAATATCCCGAAACCAATCACCGCATGCATCTGCCAAAGCCGGGTTGCCGGGAACATCTGGCAGACGCAAGCGATTGAAGAATGCCAATGCCTTTGCTGCTTTTTCTGGATTTAATGGGACATCAGCCATCGGCGTCTGTCCAGCCTGAATCCGATCCCACCAATCCGGGCAGGCAAAGCGTGGCAACGTATTACTGGATGACATTCTGCGAAGCCTCGGCCTCGAGCTCCGCCATCAGATCAGCGTCTGCGGCCATGGCTCGCTGTTCGTCGGTTGCTTTTTTGCCTGGTCGATCTGCGGGCCGTTCATCGTCGCTACCCTTGGAACCCATTGCAGCCTCAATCACCATGCGGTCGTTGCGCTCAATCATCGCGCCAAGTTCTCGAAGTGCCGTGACGTTTCCTGCGTTGGCTTGGTCCATGGCAATCTCGAATCGTCGCGCATCAAGCCTATCCCGCATGCCATCTCGTGATTTTAGCTCGAGACTAAAATACCGCTGAATTGTCTTTCCCGACACATCAAGCGCGTTACCAATCCGAGAGATTGACCACCCTAAAGCCAGTAACAGCTTGACTTTATTACGATCTTTTTCAGAGGGCACATATGGTGGCCGTCCCTTCTTGCCAAAACCTTCACGAACAGGCTGACCGAAGAGGTCAAATTCAATCGTCATGAGAAAAAAATCTCTTCATGTGGGGGACGCGGGTCTAGGGTCGAAACCCCTTTTTGACTTTCGACCCACCCCCCTGCCTGATGTTTCACGGGCAATGTTTCACGGAATCCGCTTCAAAGCCGGAAGCGATGATCGGTCTGACGTGCGCCCTTCGATATCCGCTGCGACACTTTCCGCATCAGATCGTCGTGATTTGATTGCGGTTCCGCGATATTGATCGTGACTGTCGGATGACCAAACAGAGCGTCCAGTGCCGCCTTTGCCCGGTCTGCTGATGCTGCAAGCGCATCAAGTGCGGCAGTCGCTTCGTTGAGGGCAAACTTATCGAAGTCCACAGAGATGCTTAGCTTGTCGGTCATTTTCTGCCCTTCCGCGTTCAGTCCCAAACGCCACGATGATGCAGGCTGGCCTGCTCTTGCTTCTGCTTTTCGCTGTCGTGATAGGCTTTGCTCAAAGCCTGAAGGTTGCTCGGATCCCAGAAGAGTTCGGCATTACCGCGATGCTCTTTGATGTGATCGACAACCGCGCTGTTAGGCGCTGGATACTTTCCGATAAGCAAGATGCCGGTTTGCTGGCAGGTGAACAGGTCACGCTTGAGAACATCCTCGCGCAACTTCTGCCATCCCGTGGTCTTATACCACTTGCGCCATGGGGCAGCTGCATCACGCTCACGCTCAATACGTTGGCTCACGTCAGCCTCATATACATATGGAAAGAGCGCCACTTAGGGCGCTCATAGTGTTTGATGAATTTCAGACATAGCTTACGCACTGGCCCTGAATCGGTGTCTCATGATTGAGACCGTCAAGGCGGGGTCCGAGCGCGTCGCCTCAGGACTACGTCCCCACGTGCTACCGTGTGTCGAGGTTCGCTATACTAGCCGGATCATCCGTGGACAGATTACCGTCATAAAGGCGAAAGAAATGCAAGTGGCATAATCATCGGTACCGCTTGCTTGAATAGCTCAACCTCAATCACAGCTGTCCCTTTGCCGCCTCCAATACCTGCCACTACATCGCCGCTCATACCTGCAAACGGCCCCTCAATAATCCGAACCTTTTTAACACCTGCGAACAGTGACATGGGACGCTCATGATCAAATTCACCTTTAGCGGCTTTCTCATTGAACTGACTTGCTTTTTCAGCACTCATTAGAAACGGCTTTTCATAGCCACCAAGGATCGAAACCACGCCTTGAAACGAGAGTAATCCTGCCAATGCATCGGCAACAACATTACATCTAACCAGTATGTAACCAACCAAAACAGGCTCAGGTCTGGCTGGTATTTTCTCGTTTCTCCTACGCCGTTCTTTCCCCATTTTCATGGGGACATTCACTTCAATTTTTTCTGCCAGCATCGCATCACGTATGGATAATTCATTTCCAGACACCCTGATGATGAGCCAAGGGGAATCATCGAACGTGCGAATCGCCGCCGCAGACCTCAAACGTGCGATACGCCGACGCTCTGCAAGCACCTTATCAATCGCCCGGCAATACTCCTCACTGGGTGCAGATGCTATAGCGCGGTCAATCTGACTTTGATCAATTGCCATCATATTCACCCAATCCCCTCAAAGCCGTCTCAAAATCACAAATTGATGAAGGTCCACCACGCGGACAGAACACAACTTGCATGCGATCAAATTCAGAGGGCCATGGCCAAGCCCGGCGCTTGAACTCGTCTTTCCACGCTGCAAGTATGATTGTTCCCTGTGGTACCGGCTCCATCAGTTCACCAGCCAAATGCCACTGCTTTGGAAGCACTGCACCTGATCGCTGCTGTTGAACATCGCGGTACCGCATAAGCGCAGGCCAAGCCTTGGCGAGCAATGAACGCGGCAAGAATGAACTCTTTGCCAATTCCTGATCAGCAGGCCCATCCAGCAACAGCGCAAACATCCTCGACATACCAACCGGACCATAACCAGCCGCCCAGCCATCAGGCTTAGCTTCATCAGCGCGAGCAGCTTGTGCCTTTGCAGTTTCGGCCTTTTTCAGTATTTCGGGATCAAGCGCATTCCAAAGGCGATCCCGGAAAAACGCACCCACTGGCTGCGGCTTCACTTTTCGCTCAACAGCATCCAGCAAATAAGCGTCGCGCCAGCGCTCAGCTTCTTTGCGCTCTGCAACTGACAATCCAGCAAACTGCCGCTTGATCCAGTCCAGCGTCGTGTTGTTGTCCCATTTTGGCCAAATGCCTGCATGGTAACCGACGCCATTGAGGAAATGGATCACCCGTTTCTCGAATGCTGCTGTTTTCGGATCATCATCCTGCGATGTCGAATTCAGATTTTCATTCCCATTCTCATTTTCGCTCGCGCGCTCTTTTTTCTCTTCGTTAGAAGGGGAAGTTAAATAAGGGTCGTTAATAGGTGCCGGTCCAGAGGCGGCAGGGGGTGCCGGTTCAAGACCGGCAGGGGGTGCCGATATACCGGCAGGGGTGCCGACATACCGGCAGGGGGTATCAGCATCTTGAACCGATGAGACATCAGGATGTTTCGGATCGAGAATGACACGATAGACATGCGCACTATCGCGCCCGCTTTCACTTTCTTGCTCGTGGCGCTCCAAGTACCCCGCACCGATAAGGCGGCTGATAGCGTCAAACACCGTCGAGCGACCGCAGTTCATCTCAGCGGCCATCTTGACCTGACTGCGACGACACCAGCCGTATTCGTCTGTATGACGCCCAAGGACGCAAAGCACCTGCAAGTCACGCGGTTTCAACGCAGGATCTGTTGCAGCCCTCGCAGGGATTATCGATAGACGAGGATTACTCACTCGAATCCCCCTTCCCGCGCGCCCATACACCGCCGTAATCGACAACAAACGAACGCATGATATCTTCACTGCCAACGAACACAGGTGGCTGCGTAGTGCCGGAAAGCACCGTCAGAAACACTCTGCCAGTCCGGAGAACCTCAGCGATTTCATCTTGCGTCAACTCCCAGCAGGAAACCGAACACATGCCGTTTGTGTAGGTGTGCAGCGCCTCTACATTCTCAGCACCCTGCGGCGGTAAGAGCTTCCTATTAGAGCCCGCAAAATCAATAGCATTTGCCATTATCGACCCACCCTCTTCCATGCTTCGAAAGCAGCGCGGAAATCCTGCCAGCGTTCAGCGGCGGCGCTGTTTTCGTTCAGTTCTTTTCTGGATTTAATGTTGAGGATTGAGCGCAGCCGTTGCGCTGCGCGATCCGATGTTAACGGCCTCTCAAGGCCATGTTGTTCTTCGAGAAACATCTTGAAAGCAGCATCATCGCATTTCATTGCCGCCTCAGCTGCAAAGTCACGATGCTTGCGCTGGCGGCTCTGTCGCGAAGCGCTCTGTCGTGGTGCGGTCTGCCGTACAGCGACAATCGCACGATCCACCAGCTTAAGCATAAATGCCGCCATGCGCGGCCCGCCGACGACCATGTCAATCTCATCAGGCGTTGCGCCGGGATGAAATGTGCAGATCCTGTTAAGTTCACCGTGGCGCGTTTTCGCTTCGACAAACGACACGTCACCTTCGCAGCATAGTTGCCAATCATCGCCGTTCAGCGCTGCCAGTTTTTCCCGGATGCGGCGAAGTTCGATACCCTCTGAGCTCATGGCGACACCGCGCCACAGAGTAATAGCAAATGGCCCTGCGCGTGTTTGAGCGCCGCACCTTTGATTGCGCCACGATGGCGCGTTTCATGCATTGCCGCATAAAAGCAGATCAGGTAATCGCTGCCCGCGTCAAAGCCATGCCGCTCGCAAGAGCCTTCCAGCACCTGCCGATATTTCAGCATGATCGAAATCGGACATGACAGCAGAATTTCAGCGCGTTCGGCGTCAGTGCCTGCGTTGTGCATAGCGCGAAGGATCGGCAACATGGTGTCGGTCATACCGCAGCCCTCCCCGCAGCTTCAAAGCCCCACGCTTCCCAGCCCGGTCGCGGATCACGACAGAACAATTCCAATTTCGGTAAATCGGGATAAAGACGCTCAATTTGTTCCGCGAAGAATGCAGGCTTGGCCGAATGCTTGCCTTTGCGCTCGCGATGGACCGTTTCAGGCTGGGTGCCGGGCAAAGGTGCCGCAACATCGCCGCGACGACCGATCAGTAGCAGTTCGTGCCGGTCGCGCCCCCAATATCCGGTACCTGCGACTTCCTTGTCCCAGATCCAGTGATGAACATAGGTAAAGCCGCATGCATCCAGAACGCGCAATGCATCTGGCAGCATCGGATTGGTTGCCCATGCGAAACAAACCGCAGGATTGGTGCCGCCGATTAGCCCCGACATAAGCGTAACAATGTCGTCGGTTGGCATCGTCGGATAATGATTTTCCGCGCTCTTTTCCCGCCCTGTCACTTCCGAATGAACGCCGAATTGCCATGGCGCATCAAAATAATAGACCGGATAAACGCGCCCCAGCTCTGCCGGTGCTGTCGCCGCGCCACGATCTGCAATCAAACTCATGGTTGTCATGCGAACCGCATGCTTGACCTTCTGCTGATCCGAACGGATTGCCTTGGCCTTAGCGACAATGGCTTTCTTTTCTTCGCGAATGACCTTGGCTTGTTCCGAATGTTGAAGTTCAGAAATCGCTTCACCGGTATGGATTGTCACCTTGCCAGCGCGGATAGCGTCGAGCAGTTCTGGTGCTCCCTTTTCATGGATACGCTTGGCGGAATAAACGGCGCGTTCAGAAATCGATAGCTTTTCGGCGGCGCGGCGGGTCTGCAAATTTGCAGGCCCGGCAGTCGTCTGATTGACGCCACGCTCCCAATCGACAATTGCAGCAGCAATCAGTGCGCGCTGGCTTTCCGTCAGGTGGCGACGGTGCAGGTTTTTGGACAGAACATAATTAAGAGGATCGTTGCCAGCATATTGCTCATAGATCGGCTCAATTTCAGCGAACCCGCAGGCCCACTGACGATTGCGGCCATCCAACACCATGCCATCAAGCAGGATGATTGGATCGCGTTGTCCGTAGGTGACAATATCGTCCGCAAGCAGCTTACGTTCCACTTCCGGGATCATAGGGAACATGTCAGCAAGGGGGTGCGCAGGATAACTCATGTCCGCGCCTCACTTTTCCGAACCTTGCGTGCAGATGCAGCAACCTTGGCGCGATGGCTTTCAAGCAGAAGCACTGCCCTTTCCAAGGTCTCAGGCCCGACCCCATCCGCAATTGCAGTGGCAAAGCGGACATGCAGATCCAGTTCACGGTCTGATGTTGGTGCACCACGCTCTTGTCCGACGCGAGCAGCAAATGCGGCATCAAAAAGCATCTGCGCAAAAACGCTTGGTTTATAGCCCTTGCGCTCAGCCATTGCCGAAAGGCTGGCATAGGCTTTGGCATTCATACGCACGGGGAGTTTAAAGCTTGAGGTGTCCATATCAGCGAGCCTCCGCGAGCCAGACGACAGCAACAAAAGGAGACGCCGCAGCTAGAACACAGACCACGGCGAGAAGAAGTGAGAAAAAGAGGTCGTGTTTAAGGATGAATTTTCTCATCGCCGCGCCTCAACTTTGCGCAACAGATCTTCCAAAGCGCGCATCGCTTCCCGCGCTTCTTTTGCGATAAGTTTGCGCTCGCCTGCATCAATGCGACCATCTTCGAGCGCCGTTAGTACTGCTTGCGAAACATCCATGGTTTCAGACATGACGCGGTGAGCATCCATCGCGGTCAATGCGTGGTTGTCGCCTCCATCCTCACGCGCTGCCATCGGCACAAGTTCATATCCGAGAAGTTCAGCGGCCTGCTTTATGATTGTCGGTGACTTCGCCTTGCGCTCGACTTCGATCACCACATCCAACGGCATGAAACTGTCGTGATGCTCATCATTGAATGATGCGTATTTTGACAGCGTGGAAGTACCGACGCGGGTAAATGGAAGTATATTGCTGATGCCGCCTGCCAACGCATATGCGCCATCAGTTGCAGACTTGAGCGAACGCTGTTCTTGCTCGGAAATAGTGCGCACGAAACACCCCCTGAAGGTTTCAAGGAAAAAATATCGACAAAGGATTCGGTGAAACTCTCAGGCCGCGCCGTTACAGCTTAGCCATCAACTCTAAACGGGCGGACCGCAGGCCCAACGCACACGAGAGGCTTTAAACGATGAACTCATGGAGCCACCGCATTGCCGGTAATAGACGCTGGCGCGCAGCTAGCCGAAGAATGCCGCGCCCCAGCTTCACCCGATGGGAGGTGATCGGGCGAATTACTGCCGGAAACAGCGCAAGACTGTTCCTTCAACCAGTTCATGGCGCGTTCAAAGATGCCAGTTGAAAGATCACGCTTTCCAGCGATGAGATCGTCAATATGGCCACCACGACCAAACAGCGCTTTTGAAACAGACGAACGCGACACCCCAGCTAATTCGCAATAGCGATCAGCTTCAAAGATGAGATTTCCGATGAGCCTGCTTTTCACTGATGACACCGCCAACGCTTCTAATCCTTACATAATGGCGGAACATAGGGGACATATTTCCCCATTGTCAACGGATAATTGTCCCCCTTACGGACAAATCTCTGAGGACGATAATCCCCGCATGGAAAACACTATTCAAAAGCGCATACGAGAGCGCTTGGAAGCTCTTGATCTGACACCAGAACAAGCAAGTCGTAAGGCGGGCTTGGACAAAACTTATCTGCGCAAATTGTTCGAACGACCATCGGCTTCACCACGTGGAAATACTCTTGAGGCCTTAGCCAAAGCGCTCGACGTGGACATTTCGCAACTAATTTCAGCGAATGATTCGGTGGTGGAAAAGCCGAGTATTGAAAACACAAATACTGATGTAAAATCCGCCAATATTAACCCGCCATCAAGGCAAGTAATGCCAAATGATGTTCCTGTACTCGGAACCGCCGCAGGTTCTATGGAAGGAGCATTTCAGTTGACAGACGGCGTTATCGATTACGTTAGACGACCACCAGCTCTTATGAATTCCCGAGACATTTATTCCATTTTTGTTGAAGGCTCTTCAATGGACCCTGAACACCGACATGGCGATCTGCGGTTTATAAACCCACATAAGCCTGCACGCGTCGGCGACAGCATTGTGATCCAGATTAAAAACGACGGAAGACTTTCCTTCGATGCGATGATCGGTCATCTCGTTAAGCGCACGGCTACGCAGTTGGTCATCGGTAAGTTAAATCCAGAAATGACGCTGACGTATTCGCTGGATGACATTGTCAGCGTTCACAAAGTCCTCGATATGAATGAGCTTTTTGGAGTATAGGGACAAATTTCCTTTTTGATATTGACAGGGGACATTTGTCCCCATTATATCTCTACTCGCCCCCACCGAGCAGATCGTGCCGGTTGAGTAACGAGTAACGGCACGATCTCTCCCTTGCGGGTTTACAGCGATGGAGAGCAAGCCATGATTAAATTTAAACAAAAGTCTATTTCAAAACCTGCCCAGACTTGCCGCGATAGCGTCGTCGTCAGAATGGCTGATGCGATGCGCGAAATGGCATTTTCAGGCGAAAACGTCTCCCCCGATACATTGGCACATTATGGCTTCACCCACGACATCGTGGAGAAGTTTGGCGAACGTGCTGTCGCACTCGCCCGCCGCCTTTCTGTGCGTCAGGTCGCCAGCCATGCATAACGATATCCGTTTTCACACCGAAGTTGACGGAGGCTTCCACTTGCCAGCGGCCTACAAGTCACATGACGGACAACTAAAGCAGATTTTAGCGATTGCCACTCTGCTTTCTGGCACCGCATGCGCTGCAATCTTAGCTGTCAATATTTTCGGCTGATCAAATCAAGTGTCGAAAAAGAAGGCTCTGCCCAATCTGAAACAAGGCGTTTCAGACGATGTAAGGCAAGCAATCTTAGACACGGTTTATCTGCAATGGCGTGATGCTCGCGAGGTCGAGCTAAAGCCAGAGCAAATATTAGACGCCCTTATTGACGGCCTAATGAGAGCCACAGCCGATCTCATTACACACACCGCCGCGCCGAATAGGCGCGAAGCGATCCCGCGCATAGCGGCAGACAGACTTGTCCAGGCATTCAAATCCACCCGCGAGAGGGAATTAAACCGTGATGACCAAGACATTGGCGTTCAAGGGCTTTGACGCTCAACTTCGGTGCCGCAACTTCCAGTTTGAATTGAATAAAAGCTACACGCATGACGGTCCAGTTATCGCGTGCGAGCAAGGCTTTCACGCCTGTGAATATCCTCTTGATATTTTTAAGTATTACGCTCCTGCAACAAGTCGCTTTGGCGTGGTCGAGCTTTCTGGCGAAACCAATAAAGAAGGTAGCGACACCAAGATTGCCGCCGCAGAAATCACCATCAAGTGTGAGCTGAAAATCCCGGAGCTTGTTGCAGCTGCCGTTCGATACATCATTGACCGGACGAAGCGCGTGGACGGCAATCATGCGACCGGAGAGCGTGAACTGATCAAAGCACATGGCGACAGATCTGTTGCGACTGTGACAGGCCAGTGGAGCGCTGCCACCGCATCGGGTGATCGAAGCGCTGCCACCGCATCGGGTGATCGAAGCGCTGCCACCGCATCGGGCGACCAGAGCGCTGCCACCGCAACAGGACTGCGGAGCGCTGCCACCGCAACAGGACTGCGGAGCGCTGCCACCGCATCGGGAGATCAGAGCGCTGCCACCGCAACAGGATGGCGGAGCGCTGCCACCGCATCGGGCGACCAGAGCGCTGCCACCGCAACAGGTTATCAGAGCGCTGCCACCGCAACAGGACTGCGGAGCGCTGCCACCGCAACGGGTATCCAGAGCGCTGCCACCGCATCGGGTGACTGGAGCGCTGCCACCGCATCGGGTGATCGAAGCGCTGCCACCGCAACAGGATATGAAGGCAAGGTGCGGGGCAAGGAAGGCTGCGCCCTCTTCCTCGTCGAGCGGGACGAGAGAATGGAAATCGTTTCCGTTTGGTCAGGCATCGCAGGCCGTGACGGTATCAAGCCCGACACATTTTACACGCTCAAAAGCGGACAGCCTGTCGAGACAGACTAATGGCCAGATCCCGCAAAAAACCTCCAATCACAGCGGAGCGCGTTGAAAATGCGCTCGATACGCTCGCGAACATTATGGCTGGCGCGCCAAAGGGCGAAGCCGTCCTCATGGTCCCACTTTGGAAGCGACTGGAATCCGAATTGGAACGTTTGCGGGATGCAGAAGACGTAGTCACCAAAGCACTCAATCGCGTCAAATCACGAGCGCAAGCGGCTTAGTAAAGAAGGGAATTAGGATGACAACCCAGCACCAAACGAGTGTTCTGAACAGCGACGTTAATGGTAGCGACTTTTTTCTTAAGATCACGGTTGCTAACCTTCGCAAGGCTTTAAACACAGTAGCCTGCTCATCGTCTTACTTGCCTATTCTTAATATGGTGAAGTTTGACGGAGCGACGATGACAGGAACCGATTGCGATGTCCGAGTTAAAGCGGACATTGATGTTCTCGAAGTGCGTGGAAAAGCGCTGGCACCGCGCAGCGAACTTTCATCACTCACCGACAACTTGCGCCCGGAAGCAATCATTACGCTCAGCAGCCACACGAAGGGTATCAAGGCCGATATTGATGGCGGCTCGTACATCCTGCCCAACTGCGATTCGGCAGAATTTCCGGAGTTTTCCTTTGTGGCAACACACAGTTACGACAACTTGCCGAAACAGTTTACCAAGGCGATACGATTTGCTCTTGGATCTGTCAGCCACGACGATGCGCGATTCTATCTTCAAGGTGTTTGCATTCACAAGGATCTGGACGGTACTTTCCTCGCAGTCGGCTCAAATGGACACATTCTTTCCGCGCATCCACTCGGTTTAGACGCTACCAATCTTTTCGGCTCAATCATTCCGACTGAAATTGCGAGACGCATTTGCAACCTTCCAGTACCTCAGCGCGTCGAGATTTCGGAAGATAAGAAGCTGGCCTTTTACTACTCAGGCCTAACCATTCATGCGCGATTGATTGATGCGTCATATCCAGACTGGACGCGCCTGCCCTACCGCATAACCGAAGCGCACAAGGCCGTCACAGTCGAGAGAAAGCCTTACCTGAAAAGACTGCTTCGCATGAATGCAGTGATTAAGACATCAGAGGATAACACTCACATATGGCTAACAAGCCAACCTGATGCACTTGAGCTTACCGGCACGAATAGGGAAGGTTTTGAAGCGACTGAGATTTTAGCGGTCGGTGCAGGGTCCGCAGATCTTTCGTGCAAGCCTCGATACAACGCTCATTATCTCATCCACCTTGCGCATTCGACGCAAGGTCAAACCATCACGATCAATATTCCTAACGATTTTGAAGCGGCCATCATCCATGGAGAAGGTGACGGCTTTCATCTTCTGATGCCGGTCAATCCGAAGAAAGCCAAGGAAGATCGGAAGAAAAAACAGCAGCGAGAAGCTGGCAAGGGTGGCACGGCATGACTGATCTACTAGACAAGGCAATAACCGCATTCAATGCGCTTCCGCCAGATCAGCAGCGGAAAATGCTCGAAGAGACACGCAAATCCTTCGCTGAAAACAATGTGGCGTTTCTGGATACTATGAACCAGAATGGGAAGAGCAGGACGCGTGGTCAGCGTTAGAAGATGCCGTGCGGGACCACTTCAGCGAGTTCGACGGCGAAGACCTTGTTCCGACTCGCGTATTTCCAACGATTGCCAGCATATTTCAGGCTGCACGCGAAATGATTGTAGCCACCCACTCAACATTAAGCAGGGAGAAATATCTCTGACATCAAACAATCGTCGAATTAAATGGAAGCGCGATTTTTTGCATTTCGTCGCGCCGCCATTCCAGAGATCCACCCATTCCATATCGCGGCCTATCAATTGCATGACCCATTAATATGCGCCGCAACTCATCGTCCAAACCAGCCTCTTTCATCCGATCTTCAAACGAGTGCCGGAATGAATATATTTTGTGAGCTGTTGTCGGGAAGAGATTGTTTTCCTTGAAGTATTTATTAAGTGCTGCTGATAGATCATCCTCACGATTTCGATATCGTGGGAAGCCATGTTTATGCCTCTTAAATACTTCCAGCGCTACGCCTACCAATGGAACGATACGCTCAGATGAGCCGGTTTTGATCTCACGAGGATCATCCGGATCATCACGAGGTTCTATCGCGATATGCGGGATTTTATGCGATAGGCGAATCGCTGACGGTGTCAGGTTTGCCAATTCACTTGGCCTTGCACCCGTCTCTATCAGAGCCAAAACGATACCGCGCGCCTCATCGTTCAACGTGGCAAGGTTGCCGGGCTTCATAATCGAATCAATCAACCAGTCGCGCGGGAACGGCGGACGTGAACGCTTTTTGCGTGACGCATAGCTGAGACGCGAGAAAGGGTTCTGCCTGCTCTCTTCACCGATGTAGGTGAAATAAGCCTCATAGAGCACACGCATGTTGCCAATGTCGCGATTCCCTGATGATGCCGAGTGCGTGGATTTTCCGTCTTTTGGCGCTATTCGTTCCAGCCAATGCTTATAGAGCTTCATCGCATCATCGCGGGTGATGTCATTCATCGCCTTGTCGCTGACAATGCTGATGAAGTTATTTACCGCACGCAGCTTAACTTTTTTCCATTGTGCTTTTTGCAACGCACTTTTGTTTACCAGCTCATCAGGCACGATCTCATCACAGTAAATCTCAAATGCTTTGCTAACGGTGACAGCCGGTACAGGAATGCCGCCAGTTACAGACTGCGAAAGCTCCTGCGGCATGCGTTGACTGACAACCATATCCAATCGCGTGAGGATCTCATCGAGCGACGAGTTTGCGGCCAATGACTGCGATGAACGATATGTTAGTCCGAGCGCTTCAACACGCTTCATTGCGGACTCATATCGCGCACGCGCTGGATCTCGCGGTTCATCCAGAACCATCGATGCCCAAAGAATATTGTCAGCCTCTTCCATCAGATCGCGCTTGATACGTGCGAGTGCCAGATCGTCTGTCTTGAGAGATGTTCGAATAGTGGGTGCACGATCATCAGCGTGGACCAAATTACCCGGTACGCGGCGGCGATAATAGTAATTATCCGCGCGTAGAAACAGGAAGCGATCCGGGTCTTTCCGAGAAGAAAATCGCGCCAT